ATTACGCCAAGCGGTAAAGCAAGGACGTGGGAAGATACATATTCCCGAGACGGGAAAGCAAGAAGCAAGACCTTTCCGGGCATCGCAAAAGCAATGGCGGGGCAATGGGGATGTACACAGCAACAGGAGGGCACATGAACTACTTCGGATTATTTTTCAGCTTCACCCTGCCGGGCATGATTCTAGGGATCCTGATCGCCGTTGCGGTCGCGCAGGGCGTAGCGGCGCAGCGCAGGGCGGAAAAACGGCGCAAAATGGAACGTGCCCGCCGGGACGACCAACCCGAACGAGCACACAGAGAAAATATCTAGCTGAATCGTAACAGAAAGGGAGGAGTTTGTCAATGTTGGATGTCAGGCAATTCAAGGAATCGCGCGGAATCACATCCAAAGAGATGGTAGAAGTGGCGCGAGAGCAGTTCCCCAAATATGACAAGTATCTGCACAGCAAGGTAGAACGCCCCAATGACTACGGTATACGCCCGGTGTTGGCATTAGAATCCGCGTGGGAATCTGCGTTCGCGTCAACCGTACCACAATGCCGCAGGAAGGACAACAGACGATTGAAAGCTAGAATCCAATGCAGGATGACGGAGTGGGAATATGAACGGTTGCAACTGCGGTTTAAGGCGCAAGGATTTGATACCATGCAGGACGGCGTTAAATACATCATCGGCAAGTATTTGGAGGAATCAAAATGACGCTTTACGAAATCGACCAGAACATTATGGCATTAATCAACGAGGATGGCGAAATCACGAACCCGGAAGCATTTGATGCGTTGCAGATTAGCAGGACTGAAAAGATTGAGGGCATCGCGTGCTGGATAAAAAACCTTACGTCCGATGCGGCTGCAATCAAAGCGGAGGAAGAAGCGCTAGCTGATCGGCGTAAGGTCATTGAGAACAAGGCAAAGAGCTTGCGCGAGTTTCTGGCGAAAACGCTTGCCGTGGAAAAATTCAGCACTCCGCGCGTGTCCGTTTCCTATCGGTCATCCAAGGCACTTGAGATCAGCGACCCGGAAGTATTTACAGCATGGGCAGAGTTGTATGCGCCCAGCTTGCTCCGTATCAAGCGTGAGCCTGATAAGAAAGCAATCACGGACGCGATCAACGGCGGAATGGATGTGCCGAACGCGCAGATTGTTGAAAGAAAGTCGATGCAGGTGAAATAAATGGAATTCTATCTACTTATGAAAACAGCGGACACGGAGCCGTATGAGCTAACGAACTATGGCGAACGCACAGTTGAGGAAGAAAAGCGATGAACGATAGCATGCGGATCTATGAAGCCACGCGCAAAGTTCCGGCGGAAGCAAAGAAGCCGATCCCGGCGGGACGATTGAAGGGTTACACCAACATCAACCCGATGTGGCGAATCAAGACAATGACGGAGCAATTCGGCATCTGCGGCATCGGATGGAAAGTCGAATTGACCAAGCAATGGTTAGAACCCTATTCGACTGGTGAAACTGCTGCATTCTGCAATATCAATCTCTATATCAAGGTTGACGGCGAATGGAGCGAAGCCATCCCCGGCACAGGCGGCGCAATGTATGTGGTAAAAGAAAGAAACGGCATGTATGTTGACGATGAAGCCTTTAAGAAAGCCGAAACTGACGCTATATCGGTAGCATGTAAGATGCTCGGAATTGGCGCCGATGTTTACTGGGGCGAAGATAGAACCAAGTATGACTACGTACCAGAAGAACCGAAGCGGGAGCAGAAACCATCAGACCCGGCGCGCGGTGAATTACTAGCTTTAATTAAACAGGCTTACCCTGACGAAAAACGCCTTGAATTGGCATGTCAGAAGAAGTTTAACAAACGATTCGGACAGCTTACCACGGACGAAATGCACGAAGTGCTTGCTTTGATTGAGGTGAGGAAAGGTGAAGCTAAAGGCATCAGCGGCAGCGGCGCAGCTTGATTATTCAACCGGGGATGTGGTGCTTTCCTTCCGCATCCCAAAGGAATCACGTAGCATCGTGGATGAGATTCTTTCCATCAAATGTGATTTGTCCGTTGAAGTAAAGAAGTACCGACCGCAACGCTCTATCGATGCAAACGCTTATATGTGGGTTCTGTGCGACAAGATAGCGCAGAAGGTCAAGACCACGAAAGAATCAGTTTACCGCGAGATTCTAAGGCGCGTTGGAGTGTTCGTGGTAATAGCGGCACAAGAGGACAAATCCGAAGCCGTTATAAACGGTTGGGAGGGGCGCGGGATTGGATGGGTCGCGGAAGTCATGGACGGATGCAAGATTGACGGTTGTGCACGAATCATGCTCTATTACGGCTCATCCACCTATAACACCGAGGAATTTTCAAGATTGCTGGATGAAATCATCAGCGAAGCAAAGGAACTTGGAATAGACACGGCAACGCCTGATGAAATCGCGCTAATGAAAGCAAGGTGGGACGATGAAAAGCAGACGGACAAAGGCGCTTGAAATCCAGCAGAAAGTAAAGCGTATCGTGTTTGAACGCGACAATGGTCAATGTATCCTGTGCGGCGCTCCGGGACTGCCGGAAGCGCACTTCATCCCAAGAAGCAAAGGAGGGCTTGGAATCGAACAGAACATTGTAACGCTGTGCCGGGAATGCCACAGAAGGTTTGATCAATCCGATGACAGAAAATTCATTGCGGAATTCATAAGGTCGTATCTGAACAAGAAGTATCCCGGTTTAAATGAAAGCAGTTTGTATTACAGAAAGGGGAATGCATGAACAAAGTTATTTTAATCGGCAACCTGACAAAAGACCCCGATGTCAGAACAACGAACAACGGCACGTACGTAACAACGTTCGATATTGCAGTACAGCGCCAGTTTAAAGGCGCTGACGGGCAGAAACAAACGGATTTTATACCGATTGTTGTGTGGCGGAAGCTTGCGGAGCTGTGCGGGAAGTATCTCACAAAGGGGCGCAAGGTTGTAATAATCGGAGAACTTCAAACGCGCAGTTATAAGGCGAAAGACGGCACAAATCGGTATGTTACCGAGGTTGTAGCAAGCGAGGTCAAGTTCCTTACCCCGAAGGGATCGGTGCAAGGAACAGTAGACGCAGAAGGCTTTACAGACGTTGACGATCAGGATTTACCATTTTAGGAGGATTCAGCATGATTACGGTAGTTTTAGCAAAGCACTCAGGGTCGAACAAGAAATACACATTCCGCGTGCCGGATGGTCATTGTATACACGGTGGCACGCGCATCATCGTTGATACGATGCGCGGAATGAAAGAAGCGGTTGCATGCTGTAACAGCATCGAAATCGAATCAGAAGAAGCTGCATGCGAGCTTTTTCAAGGTGTTACATTGCCGTTAAAGCGTGTTTTGATGGTTGAGACGAAAGCATGGAAACCGTTGCTTGAAATTCCATTTTCGCAGAAACCGTTAGAATTCATGTTTTAAAAGGTTGTGTTGTCATGAAGTATCTGAAAGTCTTTACGGACTTTGCGAAGGACATAGTAGCGTTAAAAGATGCCGAGGTCGGAAGGTTGTTTGTGGCTTTAATTAAATATGCGGAAACAGGCATAGAGCCGAAATTACCCGGAAACGAAAGGTATTTGTGGGCTATAGCGAAAAGACAATCGCAGTTCCATGATACGAATAATCACGGCACTAAAGGAAAAAGCCATTGGAATTGGAAGGGAGGAATAACACCACAAAATCAAGTAGGGCGTTCATCTATAGAATACAATCAATGGAGAACTGCTGTATTTGCGAGAGATAGGTACACTTGCCAGAACTTTGGCCGTGTCGGCGGCAAGCTTAATGCGCACCATATCATTCCTTGGGCTGCAGATTATAAAAAACGCTATGAAATAGGCAACGGAATAACGCTTTGTTATGAATGCCATTTCAATTTGCATCACCGGAGGGGATAAGATGTTGCCGTATATCAAGATTTATGCGGACTTCATCGACATAGTGCGAGAACTCGACAACGGGGCGAGGGGCAGGCTTTTCTTAGCGATTATGCAATATGCAAACGGAGAAGAGCCTGACGATCTAACGGGAGGAGAGAAGATCGCATTCTTGACGATAAAGGGCCAGATAAATCGTGACCGTGATGCTTACGCAAGCACTTCTGAAAAAAGAAGTATTGCAGGGCAAAGCGGGGCGAAAAAGAGATGGGATTCAAAAGAAAAAATGGCAAATGCCATTTTGCCAATGGCAAACGATAGCAAAAATAGCAATTGCCATCAAGACAAAGACAAAGAGAAAGAGAAAGACAAAGAGAATAACAAACTCCCCCCTATAATCCCCCCCATAGACGATACATTGGCGCAATTGCCAGAAGAAATCCGTGGAAAGTCCGCTGAATGGCTTGAATACAAGCGGGAGCGAAGAGAGGGATATAAACCCAAGGGGCTACAATCGTTTGTTACCCAAGTAGCCAACGCAACAGAGGAATTCGGAGCTAAGGCGGTAAGTGATGCAATTGATTACGCAATGTCCAACGGGTATCAAGGCATAACGTGGGACAGGCTGCGGAGAGGAGGACGCAATGCAGGCAATATCGGACACGCTGAAAAGCATGTTTCCAAAGTCTACGGCGATATGCTCTAAGAAAACGGCAG